TCTTGCAATTGCAAGACGCCTACAACGTTGTTATTTTGCCCCGTGTGACGCTTAACGGCGACGGGAGCATAACACGCAAGCTTGATATTCTTGACCCGAAAGGGACGTTTGAAGGGTTGCGTTTGTCAATTGACAAAAACCTTGTTGACCCGTGTGTTGCATACGACGATTCCGAAACGGCAACGGCGTTATTTGGTTACGGCGGCATGATTCAGCCAGACAAACCAAACGAAGACGCAAAAGAGTGCGATTTCTCAAGCGTTGTTTGGCAAAAAACCGCCGACCATCCGGCGAAACCAAAGGGGCAAAAGTTTCTTGAAGACCCGACCGCAACGGCGGCATACGGTCGGAACGGACGCCCCCGGTACGGGTTTTACCAAAACTCTGACATAACCGACCCGGAAGAACTGCTTGAAAAGACATGGGAAACGTTGAAAACGACCATGATTCCGGCGGTATCAATCGAAGGGACGGTTTCGGATTTATACCGTTTGGGTTATGCGGATACTCCGTTGACATTGCGAACAATAGCCCTTGTTGAAATCAACCCGTTTGGTTTTAAAACCGAATTGCAAGTTATCCGCATGACGGTTGATTTGCTCGACCCGACGTCAACGGTTGTCACTATCGGCGCTTACATCCCGAACATTATCTATATTGAACGCAAGACAAACGAAAACGCAACCGGGTCAAGGGGCGGCGGGGGCGGCAACAAGGGACCGGAAACCACATGGCAAGAGTTTAGGACGACCATTAACGCCTATGCAGACGGGACAGGGCTTGCAATCCGTGCCGTACAAAACGACGTTGACAACCAAAAAGAGGAAGTCGCTAAACGATTCGGGGAAATCGAAGTAACATTTGAGGAAATCCGGCTTGAAGTTAACGACCTTGAAGAAGGTGTCAATTCAAAAATTGACATACTGAAAAACCAGATTTCACTTGTTGTTACCGACGAAAAGAACCCCAAAATCAAGCCCGCTTCAATTGTTGCGGCGATCAATAACGGCGCAAGCAATATCACGCTTTCAGCGGATCATATAGATATTGACGGGGTTGTGAAAAAGCTTGCCGCTTATAAGATTGACACGGGCGACCTTAACAGCGCAAACATAACTTGCACGGCGTTAACGTGTGAATACGGCACGGTTTACGGAAACATGTTGGAAGGGCTTAACCTTGACACAAACGACGCAATTATTTCGGACAGCCTTGAATATAAAAACTATGACGTAACATGGAAATCCGAAAGTTTTCAAACGTTCGTCCTGTCGGCCACACGGAATTTTAACTATGGTACGGCGGGCGGTTATGTAACAGGTCAAATAATAACAGGGTCTATCAACCACACAATACATTATTTGGGGCGTGATTAAATGGATAATAAAAATAACGGTCTACTTGACAATGTTGGTTTAATCGAAACGCTTATTGTAGATTGTGAAAGGGTTATGAAAGCGCTTGTTTCCGGCGAATATATGCGTTTTTCGGCGCTTATGGTCGGAATGGTGCAGAAGTTAAACAACCTTCACGACGGCGTTAAAAACGACACAGAAAGCCTAAAAAAACAGGTTGCAGAACTGCAACGATTTGTTGACGACATTAACGACGCAAGGGGGGAAACGGATGTTTAACGTTAACGAATTTACAATAACGCTATCCCGTGGCGATACGGGCGCATTGAAGATCACAGCAAGCACGGACTACACGTTCGCCGCAGAAGACCGGGCGTTGTTTTCGATCAAAAACGCAATTGGTGAGATTGTAAAACAATCGACTTTTGCGTTGGACGCCAACAAGTCGTTTATTGTTACGTTCTTCAATGCCGACACGGACGATTTGAACCCCGGCGCTTATAGTTGGGACGTCCGTTATATTATCAATCCTTATTATGATGATTCAGGGAACATCATAGACGGGGATCAAGTTATCACGCCTAAACAACCTATGGAACTGCAACTTTTACAAGTTGTTGGCGAAGTTTAAGGGGGTTACAAAATGCCGAACACAGAACAGGACATTTTACAAGACGGAATCCCGGGAATCACATTGACGGTTGAAGTGCAAAGCACTGTACAAGCCCCCGTTGACGATACACTTTCGATTCGCGGACAGGCGGCAGACGCATACGAAACAGGGCAAGCGATAGCCAACGCAGAAGCGGCGATTAACACGGCTATCGCCCTTCTGTTCCCGATTGGCGCTGTTTATTGTTCCCTTTCAAGTACGCCCCCGGTGTTCTATGGGACATGGGTTGAAATCCTTATACCGATGTCACACGGGGACATTGAAGACGGTACAAGGTCGTATGAAGACCTTGACGAACAGGAAACCGGGACGCTCCATTTTTGGCGGCGCACGGCGTAAGGGGGTTAATACATGAGCATTTTAACACCGTTTTTTAATCTGATTAAACCCGGTAAGGGTGACCGTTACAATGTATCAGATTTCAATGCGAATTTTGATACAATTGACACGGAAATGCACAAACCGCCGCTTACAATCAACGGCATTTTCCCCGACCCCGAAACCCGGAACACACAGGTTAACGAAGTCCCGCTTGCTGACAACCTGTCAAGCGGCGTTGCCCAATTGGTCGGCGGCGAGTTTGTGCAACGTATGTCCGGCGGGGGTGCGGCAATTGAAGACGGTAGCGCCTTTTTATCGTCTATCGAAGGTAATTCCGTTATTTCCGGCGCTGTTTCCGAATCTATTGATATGAGCGTTATCCCCGCAAGCGGGAGCAACATAACCGCAACGATTGACCGTGATACGTTTGTCGAATACGTTTTAGCAAGCGGCACAATAACACTTACGTATAGCGGTAGCGCATGGAGCGCCGACCCCGCTTTGTACGGTATAACCGTAAGCGGGACGCCTGTTGCCGGGGACGAAATCGTTGTTGTTTATGTCAAGGAAAACCGGGGAACAATCGTTAACGCAACGCCATCGTCCTTTAATAGCACGGGTTGGAATCTGTTTAATAAAACTGTCGGTTATGCCCGTGTGTGCAAGTATTCGGACGATTACGGGTATAAAATCGGCGGCAGTTTCACTGCGGTATCATTTTCGCAAACAATCGGCGGTACAACCGAAATTGTTTCCGTTGATTCGGACGGTTATTTCAATGTCCCGTCGGACGGGTTTGTTTACGTCACGGGGTCGGACGCAACGACCTATATTTTCGCAACATGGTCTGATTGGGTGGACAACCCGCCCGCAACCTTTGAGGATTATAGCGTTAGCATTATCGACTTGACGGAAGCAATGGTATTTTTCCCGTATGGGCTTTGTTCCGTTGGCGTCGTTAAGGACGAAATCGACCTTAACACAAAGACCCTTTACCGCCGTATTGACAGGATGGGATATTCGGAAGAAAACCTTGAAACGGTCATAAGTTACGGCGTTGATTATATTGTTGATACCAATTACATTTATTTTGTTGCGCTTTCCCCCTATTCGGAAGCAACGATCATTGAAGGTAATTACACAGTATCCGATCACGGCATAGAGTATTTTATTAACACATCTGTCCCGGCGGTTGCCAATGTCCTTTACGGCGAAAACCTCAAGGACAAGTTGAGGATGGATGTCCTTACAATTTCGGCGCAAGCGCTGACAGCGGCGCAAAAGGCGCAAGTGCAACAGAACATTGGCGTAACGGATGCGCTGTCGTCTTTGTGCGCCGTTGAAAGGGTCAAACTGTTTGACAACAAAACGATTTCAGCAAACGGTTTTATTACGTCGGATTTTTCGATTTCACAGAAAACAGGATATACGGCGGTCGGTATTGTTGGCGTAGAAATCAGAAACGCAACAAGTAGCGGCGTTGGTAGTTCGCTTATATCATACAATATGTGTTATTTGCGTAACAGCACTACGGCATATGTTCAAATGAAGAATAGCAACTCAACTGCGGCAAAAATCGCAATGTATGTATATGTCCTCTATGCAAAAAATCAATAATGGGGTGATTGCGTGAACGTTGATAATCTGAAAATCGCACGGGACAGGATCACGACAACCGGGAAGAACGAAACGAATAAACGGCAGATTTCAGCAATCGAAAAAGCCCGGCGGCGGGAGATTAACAAGCATATTTTCCGCACGGGTAAGTGATAACCGGGGGTTGTGGATAACTTGCCGCAACCCCATTTTCATAGGTTTACCCGTTTGTCAAATAAACTTGACAATCAATTTTAATGGCATTTTTAGGCGATTTTAGCCCGGTTAATAGTGTAGCCGAATAAATACACGTTTGGCAAACGACAGGCGGTTTCTGTGGAAAACCTTGGTATAAAAACTTACCATATTACACATATTCGCCGTATTTAATTGGCTACATTTCATATATGGTTATGTAATCATACCATTACATACATTGTTAATAACTTTTTTGTTTTGGTGTGCATAAACCTGTGGATAACGCAAAATAGGGGGCTTTTTCGATGTATTCGGCAGATTATGTCAAGCTACAAATAGAGGAATATAAAAAGAATTTCCCGCTTCCGTATGCGGCTTTCCTTGTTGCAATGCTATGCGTTGGTTGGGCGTATGTATTCGGGGCAATGGGCGAATTGTGTACTCCGGCAAATCGAAAGGCGTACTACAATAGCAAGGGGGCAGACCATCCAACCATAAAAACCAAATGCCAATACTTGCAATCGGGCAAATCTTGCACGGGTTGCAAGTGGTATCCGATAGAGTGCCGGACACGTTTTTTTGATTGCCGGGGCTTTGTGTATTGGGTCTTACTTCAAGTGTTCGGGTTTAAGCTTGCCGGGGTTGGGTCAAATTCGCAATGGAACACGGAAAAGAATTGGAAAGCCAAAGGCAAAATTTCCACAATGCCCAAAGACACGCTTGTATGTGTTTTCCAATATAAGGGCGGTAAAATGATTCATGTAGGATTTGCCTACAACAACGAAACCGTTGAATGTCAAAACGGCGTGCAACATTTCACGAAACTAAACAGCAAGTGGACACATTGGGCGTTGCCTGTCTGTTGTGATGAATCGTACACGCCCCCGGTCAAAGAAGAAGTAAAGGAAACGCCGAAAGTGAAGACATTGAAAAAAGGATCGTCCGGCGCTGATGTAAAGACCTTACAAACCCGGCTTAACGAATTGGGTTATGATTGCGGGAAGGTTGACGGGAAGTACGGCGACAAGACCGCCGCCGCCGTTAAAGCTTTTCAGAAAGACCACAACTTAACCGTTGACGGGATCGCCGGAGCAAAAACACAAACAGCGCTTAACGGGGCGCAACCCGTTATATATTATACTGTCACAGTCCCCCGTGTTACCGGGTCGCAAGCGGATGCGTTAATCAAGCAATACCCACAAGCGACAAAAACAAGGGAAGGGGGTTGACAGTATGGGCGTTGAAGCAATTGCGCCGTTGGCGATTTCAGCTATTGCGCTTGTGTTTACGTGGCTATCATTCCGGCGCAATGCTACACAGGACACAACCGCAAGCGCAACGGAACGGGCTACCATGACCGCAGATATTCGGTATATCAGATCGAGCATTGACGAAATCAAACTTGAAAACCGGGGAATCCGTGCGGACGTTACCGACCTGCAAAAAAAGGTCGTAGAAATCGAAGCGTCGGCAAAGTCGGCGCACAAGCGTCTTGATGATCTTATGAAAGGATGATTCTATAATGATAAATTGGCGTGTTCGTATCGCAAACAAAGCCTTTTGGATGGCGATTATTCCCGCAATTGCGCTTGTTATTCAAGCGGTTGCGGCGTTATTCGGTTATACCCTTGACCTGTCAACCCTTTCGGGCAAGCTTTGCGCCGTTGTTGACGCCGTGTTTGTCGTGCTTGTGATCCTCGGAATTGTCAACGACCCGACAACCGCCGGGATTGGCGACAGCAACAGGGCAAAGACCTATGTAGAACCTTGGAAGGATGAATAATATATGAAAAAGTAAGCGCACGCCGCCGGGTTTTCCGGCGGCTTTTTTATTTTGCCATTTTTGACGAAATAAATGTATTTAATTCGCAACTTTCCTATTGACATTGTGTAGCTATACAGTTACAATGTAAATGCCGGATAACAACGAGTATTGGTCTTCAAAAGCGTATGTTGTTGAATATGATGTGTGCGGGAGTGAGGTTACAGAAGTTTGACCCGGACAGACAGGCGGCGCACGTTCGCCGCTTGTAGCCCGTGCCAAACGGGAGAAAGGAAGCAAGGGCAATGATTACACTTAAAAAACATCTTGAAATTGTGCGGGAAAACACTCGCAAGCTGAACGAATGGAAAAGGGGGCGGCGGGCATGACATGGGCGGCAATGAATTGCGATCCCGCCGAACTTGAACGGCGGCAAATCGCTTGCAACAGGATTAACAACCTGTGGAACAAGCGCAACCGGGCAGAGGACGAAAAGACCCGGAAACGCATTGACAGAAAGATTGAAACGATCCGGCGGCAGGAAGCGCCTTGGTTGAAAGATGCCGCATATTGGCTTTATTGAAAAGGGGGCGCTGATTATGGATTATGAAGAAATGGTTGAGTTGCTGTGTGAGTTCCCCGGAATGAAAGTCACACACAGGGTACACGACCCGGAAGTGTACGACGGTGATTGCAAGTATGAACTTTCTTACAAGGGTATTATCTGCGGTTCGGAACTTGTTTCCCCCGGATTTGTCCGGGACTATATCAAACGTCACATCAAGTGAATTGAAGTCAAAACGGTAGTCAACCGGGACGGGCAACCGCCCCGGTCTTTTTATATCAATCGTTATCCGTCCATTGGTAGCCTATTCCCCGTATCTATCGTTAATCGAACATAAACAGCCCTTAAACCCCCGTGTAATATAAAGCACGGGGGTTTTATCATCCTGCATCAAAACGTCAAAAAAGGGGCTTTTTGTGCGTTTTGCGCTATGGGTCGGTAGTCAATTCGGTAGTCAAACTTTCTTTTAACCGTTTCGCTTCTGTTTCGTCCCGTTCGTCGGTCACGGAATCATACACGGATAAAATCATTG